ACTCTGTCCCTACACCCGGCTCTTCAGTCGGTTCGTTCACCGTGCTGATCCACAGACGGGCATTGTGTGTGACAACAGACCCGATGTAGTAATCCTGAGTCATGTTCCATTCAGGAATACCCATTTGATGCAGGTAGGCAAGCATTTGGGTGGTGGTGTAACCCAGCGCGTTGAAATCCTGCAGCGTTGGTGCGTCAGATGGGCTGACTGTGCCCCAACCGCGCCGGAACAGTGCGTTGATCTGATCAGACAATGAGTCTGACTGAACCTCTTCACCGAACACCGTGCGTTCAGTCCCTTCCGCTTCTGACGCAAATGCAGCGGGTGATCCGCTGATTCGTTCGATCTTAGCCATTGATCACTTTCCTCGCAAAAATTCCACCCTGCCGGGTGCTGTCGAATCGATCTGCAAAACCGATACTGTTTGGGTTACTGCTGAAACCGAATGTTACAGAAGGTTCAGCCTGGACAACAAATTTATATCGGACTGCCTGTGGTTTTGGCAGCAAATCCAACTGACGAATCAACCGCAGTTCATCCAGTGATACAGACGGGCTGACGTACAGGGTCAGTGTCATGTCCTGATTATCTACCACATAGGCTCTACCGGTGAACGCTGAGACAATCACATCCTGAATACTGATGCGCTCATCTGACGTCATAACCGCCGCGCAGATGTTCTTCGCCACTTTCACTCTGATCAGCTGTCGGTACTGTGGATCATCCAACTGCTGTGACGTGAACAACGGTTCAAATCGATCAGCGAAAGGGGCAGACTCTCGCAGCAGATTGAATCGGTCAGCGAACCCCCTGCTGTTTGGGTTCTGATCAAAACCGAAACGAACACGCGGTAACACAGCAGGGACAACACGCGGGACGCCCGCGATCTTACCGAGAACATCAAGCTGACGCCCACGGGCAGTGTCGAGATCGAACTCAACCTCAAATGACCGCATCAAATCGGCAATGCGCTGCCAGCCGGTCATCATGTGTTCGATCTCGGCTTTTGCCCTGGTCTTCTCCCAATACTGCTTGATCAGCAATAGTGTGTATTGATCAATAATGTCTCGGCTCACGGGATGATCTCCGTCACGTCAATGTTGCTCACATCGATCTGGTATTTTTGATCCAGCGCCGGAATCAATTTCCCATCGGTGTACGTGACCCCGTCATCGCTCACTTCCAGATCAGTGACTATGTAGCCGGCACCCGCGCCATATGCGTTACTGTACAGCTCACCGGCCTGAATGGTGTCACCGATATTGAACTCACGCTCTGCGATCTGCTGCTTGATCAGTTCGATATCCACAGGTTCCGTTGTTTCCCTGCGCGTCACTGTCAGTTGCACATGCAGGTCAACATACCGGGGACGGTCGAACTTCATGGTATGGGTGATGATGAACAGTGTCCCATCTGGCTTGACCAGCTCTTCAGTATAGACACCCTCAACGGCACCTTGCGTGCGTGATCCGGCAGTGCGCTGTTTTGCGAGTGTTTCAACAATGTCATCCACCGTCCCATTCTCAACAATCGCCCAGACGGTGTGTGCCGTGATCCCGCGCTCAGTATCATCAACATCGGTGTCGTTCTCATAGACAGCCAGATCGGTTACACCGGGGAGATTTGCCAACTTGGCGAACAAGGCACCAACGGTGGAATATGACGGGTTCTCAAGGCTCCTGTTGCGTCGCACACGGAACTGAACGTCTGTCTCCTCATCACGCCCCTGCACAGCGTCAATATCGGCTCTGACCGCTGTCACACCCCTGACAATGGTGATTTGAGTGAACTCAGCGCCAGCAGTGCCGGATAACGCACCAAACTCAGACGCGCGAAACGTCACTGTGTTCTCACCCAGTACCAGATCAACCGGTGCGTTCAACAACCATTGTTGACCCAGCTCGTCCTCCAAGGTGTAACCTGCATCAAGCATTAGTGGGCGATCCACCGTGATGATCAAATCCCATTGTGACCGTGTGCCAGGACGGGGAAAGATACCCGCCAGCTTGGCGATCTTTTGCAGGCCCAGTCCGGTAGCAAAGTCGGGATCAAAACTGTTCGCCAGCGACATGCAGAACGACTGCATGTCCAAACGGGCCTGTGCCTCAATACCCACACGCTGACCATCCGGTGACTCTTGAGACAGGTTGATATCCTGCCCGTAGATCGCCCGATACCCGTCAGCCAGTTCCTGAAAAATCTCATCGAATGTCTGAATCTGGACGCCTGTGTTTGTAAACTCCGGTTTCATGCTTCCACACCTACCTGTTCGTTGAATTCAGACCCGTAGACTGTCTGAAAGCTCAGACTGATTCGTGCACGGCGTTCAGATGCCCGATGCTCCACCTGCAGGGATACGATCCGTAACACGCCCTCAGTGGACAATGTGACCCGTTCCACTTCACGAAGGATGGTTGCCTGAGTGTTACGCCTACCCAGCAGAGTGATCCAGTCGATACCCGCGTCCTGATCCAGTGACCAATCGCGCTTGAACGATCGAATGCGAGTGATCACGTTCTGCCGGATAGCGTTCTCCTCCCGCAGATACAGTGCCCGTCCGCGCCCAAATCGCCAATCGTTGTCGTTACTCAGTCCGGCTACTCTCATTGTGGTGTTCCTGTCGGTCCGCCGCTGTCATTCTCAGGGTGAACGTGTGATGCAAAGTCAATACCCCCAATTGTAGCAGCTGCCACTGTGATACGTCCCGTACATGTGATATCACCGTTGACCGTCAGATTACCATTGATGACCACGTCACCGTTGTTGGTGTAATGACCGTTGTTGATCCTATCACCCTGATGAGTGGTGGTGCCGGGCACACTGATACCAGATGCAGCAGGACGCACACCCACAATAGCGAACCCATCAGAGTAGTCATGCATACGCAGCTCCAGCGGCGGCTGGAAGTCCTGTCCGGCGTACCATCGATCAAAGCAACGCTCGGTGAAGATCAGCATGCAATAGTCACCGGGTGCAATCGGGTGAACAGTGTAACTTCCACCGCCCTGCATCAGTATCAGCGGCACTTCAACAAACTCTGGCAGCTGAATGGATTCACCGTCTACAATACGGTTGATGACCGGGATGCAGCTGACAGTTGAGCCTGTGACAGCTGTCACCCTGGCAATGGTGGCAGTGTGCAGGTTCGCCATTGCCTCAAACATCTTGTCGTCAAGGACTTGGTACAGTTCTTCCTTCACTGGATCACCTTATAATTTTGCGCTCGCTTCGCAGTGACTGTCTGACTCCAGTCTCCACCGGAGTAGTCACCGGAGTATGTGATCTGGGATACACGATAGACACCGTTGAGATCGGGTGCCGTGCGACTCTCCAGCTTGCAAAGACCGGCCACCTGCAGTGTCGGGTTCATCATGGTCTGGAACGTCACCTCGTCCTTGCTGGCTGTGGGCGTGTTGAGCAGTCCTGTCCTGGCACTGACCAATGGTGCCAATGACGAACGCACTTCATTGTCCCGCAAGACAAACAGCTGCTCATTGTCGATGAAGAATGTCTCATCGTCATCCAGCATTTCAGTGATCAATTTGGCGCTGTTGCCCACCAACACTTTTGGCCTTACCAGATCAGCGTGCTGTGTGATTGCACCTTTGCGTGTGTTGCCCATGGTACCCAGTGCTGTACTGATCGCCTGATCCTTCCCGCGCACTGTGGCGCTGGTAAAGCTGTTCAGATAATCGGTACCGCCGTCCAGGCACTGAATAGTGTTGACGAACTCCGCGCCTTCACGGGCATGCTCACCGATGTGGACCGACCCCCTGAATACCAGCTCCATTCGATCCATGTAACCGACACGCAGCTCCAAGGGAATGTAAGCCTTCTTGTCATCTTCATCCTTGATCAGTGCCAGCCGGTTCGACTCTTTCAGGTTGTAGATTTTCAGGTTCAGCTTGTTCAATGACACATCGGTGGATTTGTCAGCACTGAATGTGATCTTGATTGGTGGGACAACCTTCACTGCTTGATCACCGACACCGATTGTCAGCTCGTAATCACGCAGGAACTTCATGCCGGCACCTCGATACCACGCACGGTGAACATCTCCTCACGGGTCACGAAGTACAGCTCACAGCGGCCTGTTACAAAGTCATCAGTCCTGAAAGGATCAATGCCTGATCCGTCCGTCAATGAAAGCACGAAGTCAAAGGGGAAGTTGAAACCGCGCACATGCGACACTGCAGCACTGAGCTTGATGCCACGGGCTTCTGCACCGTTGTACTCAACGTCCATGTACCAGACCTGTACTACC